GTTTTCTCAACGCTATGCCGATGTATCCTGGTTAGAAGAAGATATTCCGATTCCAGAACTACGTCGTCAGGATACAAAGAATCGCCAGAACTCTACCGATGATCTTGATGAGGAAAAAATATTTGAATTGAATAAGATGATACGAGAATTATTCCTTGATTCTCAGGATGTATATAACCGCCTTCTAAGCGAGGGTGTCGCCAAGGAGTGCGCTCGTTTCGTCTTACCACTAGCGACTCCCACTCGCATCTATATGACGGGTTCCTGCCGCTCCTGGATACACTACATCAACCTTCGCTCTGCTAATGGAACTCAGAAGGAACATATGGATATTGTAGAGGCAGTTCGTTGTATCTTTACCTGCCAGTTTCCTGCCGTATCAGAAGCACTTGGTTGGACTCGTGAGAATTGTTCTGAGTGTGAAGATGCTCCTTCCATAACTCTAGAATAAATATCCTTACATACTATGGAGAAATAAATTGCCGACTTACAGATTTGAGAATACAGAAACGGGTGAAATCTTTGAAGAATGGATGTATATGGCACAAAAAGATCCATATCTCAAAGAAAATCCTCATCTTAAACCACTTATACCTTCACAAATGAATGTTGGTGAGGTTGGAGAATGGAAAGATAAACTTATTAAGTCTAAACCGGGATGGAACGATGTTCTGGGGCGGGCTCAAAAGATGCCGGGATCAAAAGTAAAAAAACTATAAACACTTATGGCAAGAAGAAAAAGAACAGACCAACCGATTGGTGTCGGCCTTACAACTCGTCAGGCAAAGCGTAAAAAACCATTAGGTCTTGAATATCTGATTGATATTGATCCACTTACCGAAAATCAAAAAAAATTCTTTGATTCCTATGCCGAAGGTAAGCATCTTGTTGCCTATGGTTGTGCAGGTACTGGTAAGACTTTTATTACTCTCTATAATGCTTTATGTGAGGTTCTCGACGAGAGAAGTTGTTATGAGCGTATCTATCTTGTAAGGTCTCTTGTGCCAACTCGTGAGATTGGATTCCTTCCCGGAACTCACGAAGACAAGGCAGATATTTACCAGATTCCTTATAAGAATATGGTCAAGTATATGTTTCAGATGCCCTCTGATGCCGACTTTGAGATGCTTTATGGAAATCTCAAATCACAAGAAACCATTAAGTTCTGGTCGACCTCATTTATTCGTGGAACAACTCTTGATAATGCTATTATTATTGTAGATGAGTTTGCCAACCTTAATTTTCACGAATTAGATTCTATTATTACTCGTGTTGGAGAAAACTCTAAAATTATTTTCTGTGGAGATGCGACTCAAAGTGATCTGGTCAAAACAAATGAAAGAAATGGTATTGTTGATTTTATGACGGTCTTGCGTAAAATGCCTTCTTTTGATATAATAGAGTTTGGTATTGATGATGTAATTCGCTCCGGATTAGTTAAGGAGTATATCATCGCAAAATTAGAATCAGGTTTTTAATGTTCAATCATCTTGATAATGTTCTTCCGAAATTGGAGAGAGAAACAATAGACGGAGTGCGGTATTACAGCATCCCCGATGAGGACCAACTACTCAAGTTGGTCTCCATTACTTCTGTAACCAGTCATTTTAATAAGGAAATCTTTGTCAAATGGCGTAAAAGAGTTGGTGTTGAAGAAGCGGATAAAATTACCAAAGCGGCAACAAGTCGTGGAACGGACACGCATACACTAATTGAAAACTATCTATTAAATAAAGACCTGCCAACAGTTCAACCCATATCAGATTTTCTTTTTAAGATTGCTAAATATGAATTAAATAGAATTAATAATATATACTGTTTAGAGGGTGCTCTATACAGTAAGCAACTCGGCGTGGCAGGAACAACTGACTGTATTGCCGAACACGATAATGAACTTTCAGTCATAGACTTTAAGACCTCTAAAAAACCAAAACCACGAGAATGGATTGAAAACTATTTCGTTCAGGCTATGTTCTATGGTATGGCTCTCTATGAGATGACTGGTATTAAGGTTAAAAAATTAGTAATTATAATGACCTGCGAGAGCGGTGAATGTGTCGTCTATGAAGAACGAGACCTTGAAAAATATATGAAACTCGTAATTCAATATATTAAAAGGTTTGTGAATGATAAACTGGAACTGATGTCGACTTGACTAATTGATTATTTTACCTTATAATAAGTATTATTAATGTATATTATGAAAAATATTCTAGCAACACTTCTAGAAATCAATGTAGAAAATATGGAACCAACCGAAACAACCAAAGAATTAGAACAGGCAATTGAAGATAAGTTTTTAACTCCTTCTAGATTTGCGATAGAAATCGAAAAAATAGTTGCCGAAGAAAACTGTAATT